CTCGCGTCTGCGGCAGATCATTGATGGTTAGGATGAACCTGCCCTGGAGGCGATCAAGCCCGTCGATCAATGATCCATAGTCATCGCGAGTGAATAGGTCCTTTCCATAGAGACCTTCGATCCCGTAGTAAGGCGGATCTATGAAAAACAACGCGCCGGGATGATCATATCGACGAATAAACTCCGCAAAGTGCAGACGCTCAATCGTCACCCCCGACAGGCGACAGTGCAGATCCTCAAGCAATGGCTGAAGCCGGTTCACGTCAATGCGCCCCGTCTGCAGCTTGCGCACCCCAAAAACACCATCCCGCAGCCCACCATAGGTTGTTGCCTGCAGGTAGAGAAAGCGCGCTGCGCGCTCGAGATCCGTGAGGGTTGTGGGGTCGACCTTGCGGAGACGGTCGAACTCGGCACGGGTCGTGATCTGGAACCGCAGCATGTCCATGAACGCGACGTAGTGGCGCTGAAGGATCCTGAAGAAGGTCGAGACATCGCCCGAGAGGTCATTGATCACCTCGGCTCGCGGCTTGCAGGTCCGCCGCAAGAAAACGCCGCCCATCCCCACGAATGGCTCAGCGTAGGTCTGATGCTCAACGGCGTTGATTATCGAGACCAGCCGCTTGGCGAGTTTGCTCTTCCCGCCGACATAGGCTGCGACGGGGCGGATCGGATCGACGGGCATAAAGGAATTCATAACGGTTTCCCAACAATAGAGACCCCGCCCGGTCGACGGGTGCGGGGGCGGCCGAAAACGGCCGGTTTTGGTCGTGGCGAGATCCGGTCTCGTCGGGTGTCGGCATGCCAGTGCCGCATCCCCCCGCTTCGACCTGCCAGGGCCGGTGCGGGGCGGAATCGGTCAGGCCGCGGCCGCCTGCGGCGACAGCGGCTGATAAGGTCGGAATTTCACTGCCTCGAGGCCGAGCCAGTCGTTCACCTCCAGGAGCCGCATCATCAGCGGCTCGATCTCGGCATAGTGGAATGCGTCGGTCGCCGTGCGGACATCGCCGAAGCCGGTCGCATTGGCCGCCATGACGCCGAGCAGCTGGGGCGGGACCCGGTGCGCAGCCAAGATGTCATCGCGCGTGGTACCCTTGATGCCGAGGAACTCGTCCTTCGCGGCGACCTCGGCGATCGGGATGATCTGCACGCCATCCTTCTTGCCATTGGGCGCATGGATGAAGAGGTTCTTGAAGTTGCCGACGCCCTTCGACTCCTTGAGGGCTTGGCGGATCGCATCCGCATCCGCGTTCGCGATTGTCGGTTCGTTGAGATAGAAGACGAACCCCGCGTGACTGCCGTTCCGGAAGTATCTACGCCGGAAAAGCGTCGCCTCTTCGTTCAAAAACCCGGAATTCAACGCCCCGAGATACTCCGGAAGGCCGTAGATCTCTTGCGTCACATCGGCTTCGGTGAGCTGGTAGACCCGTCCGGGCCGAAAGGCGACCTCCTGCTTGTACCCGGGCACCCACCAGAAGACACCGTCCTCAACGCCGCGCCGCGTATAGACCGCGAGGCTATTGAGCAGCTCCATCGGCCGCCCGGCGAGGTTGTCGCGCCGCTCGAAATAGGCCGTGCCCATCACGAGGAAGTCGAGCACATGCGCGGCGAAATTGCGTCGGTCGAGCCACCGCGTCGGCTCGAAATGACGCACGAGCTGGTTGCGCTTGTATTGGATCGCCGAGGTGTGGTGCGGCGTCACCCGATAGGCGCGCGCGAGATCCCGCGGCTTGACCGGCGGCTCGTACCAGCGGCCGTTGTGCCAGCACTCAAGGTACATGATCAGGTCGCGCCGATCGAGGACGCTCTCTGGATCGCCGAAAGTGAACGCCTGGATGGCGCCAGCCGGCGCCGCGGGAAGGTCGGCCATGTCAGAAAGTCTCCACGGTGGCGGAATGGTGGCCGAGCTCGCCGTCCAGCGGCTCGGCATAGAGGACGTGCATGATCGCCCAGGCCACGTCGGCGTGGCCGGTGTCGCCGGCGCGGCTCGCGACATATGTGACCTGCTTGCCGTTCGGCGTGATCTGCGGCCGGATCGACATGAAGCTCGCGACGATATCGGCGGCGCCGGCGTCGAACTCGAGGCGGCCGGCGCTGATGACGCTCTTCGCCTTCAGGACCATCATGCCCTTCAGCGCCGGGTTGTAATCGAGCTTGCGCGCCGTCGGGAACCGCTTGACGACGAGCTGCCACACCGCGCTGCCGACGCCCGTCGTGTCGATCCCGATATCGACGACGTTATAGCGGTCGAGCTGGCGGAAGATCGCAGCGGCCTGCGTCTCGAAATCGCCCTTGAGGCGGAATTTCTCCAGCACCCGGAATTTGCCGCCCCGCTTGGTCGGCAGCGCGATCACCACAAGCGCGGCATCGTCGCCGGCGGCGCTCTCCTGCGGATCGTACCCGATCGCGACCTCGCCATTTCCGAACGGCCGCAGGCCATAGGCGTCGAAGTCGCGCCAGGTGTCGAAGCTGTCGACCCGGCACCGCCGCATGATCGCGAACGGGAACATCGACTCGGCGTCGTCGACGAACTCGCACATGAAGAGGTTGGCGAAGACGTCCGGCGCGCGGCGCCGGCGGAGATCCTCGATATCGAAGAGGTCGCAGCCTTGGCGGGCCGCGTCCTCGATGGTCACGATCTGGCGCCAGATCCCGTCACCGCCGAGCGCGCCGTCTTTCAGCGCGTCATAGTACGTCTCGATCTTGGTCCAGTCGGCCTTCGCACGGCCTTCGTTATACTTCTCACCTGACCACTTCTTGTAAGCCTGATGCGAGACGGTCGACGGCGTCGAGAAATAGGTCTCCCGGAACATCTTCTGGCTCGCCATGCCGCTCGCGACATCGTCGGTCTGGTCGAAATCCTGCGCCCAGAAGCATTCGTCATAATAGAAATTGCCGGTCTCGCCCTGCGCGGTGCGGAAATTCGCGCCGAGGAAGAACAGCGTTGGCCGCTCGAGCGGCAACCCGTCCTCGCCGTCGCCGCGGTCGATGATGATGTGCTCACCCTTCAGCATCAGGCCGGTGACGCGGAAGACGAAGTTGACGATGTTGGACCGGAATTTGTTCGCCTGCCGGCGCGATGCGGACAGGAAGATCTGGTTGCGGCCGGTCTCCAGCGCGTCGATCAGCGCTTCGAGCGCGAAATAGTCGGTCGCGCCGATCTGGCGGCTCTTGAGGATGAACCGCGTCCGCTGGTTGCGCGCGTCCCACCAACGCCGCTGATAGGCGAAGCACCGCGTGAGGAACGCTTCGCGCAATGTCGCGACCATCTCGGCCGTGATCATGTTCGCGCGCGGTTGCTTCTTCGGCCCGGCATTGCGCGCCGCGATCTTGGGGTTGAGATCGGCCTCGTTGCCGCTGTCGCGGTACCGCCGGCAGCGCTCGAAGCGCTCGATCTGCCGGCCGAGGAGGTCGATCTCCTTGTAGTCGGCGCCGGTCTTTTGCTCCTTGGCGACCAGCATCTGGTACCGGACGACGGTGGTTTCCTCGGCGGCGCGGATCGATGGCGCCTCCTCCCACTTCTCCCGCTGCTTCCATGCTTCGATCGTCGCGCGCGGGATCGCGCGGCCTTTGTCGTTGCGGATGCCAAGGCGGTCGAGCTCGTCCGCGATCTGCGTGATGCCCCACCCGCGCCAATAAAGGCTGCGCGCCTCGCGGCGCACATCACGGAATTCAGGCTTGTCGACGATCGCCAGCAGCATGGTGGCGGAACCTAGTCAGGCTCCGCCCTGCCCCGCCCCTCGGCTCCGTTGTCGGGTTCGTACCCGACAACGGCCCCGCCTTCCAAATTCGACGGCTGTTCTGCCCTTCTGCGCGCTGCCGACGCCCCGCGTCACCCGAACATGAGCCGAGCCCAGGAGCGACCATGGCCAAGACGAAGAAGTTCTGCGTTGCCGTCGAGGGCGCCACCACCGACGGCCGCGTGATCGAGCGCGCCTGGCTGACCGAGATGGCCGCGACCTACAACCCCGCGACCTACGGCGCGCGGATTAACATGGAGCACATCCGCGGCATCACCGCCGACAAACCGTTCAAGGCCTATGGCGACGTCCTCGCGCTGTCGACCGCCGATGTCGAGATCACTCTCGCCGGCAAGCCGACCAGGAAGCTCGGCCTATTCGCCGAGCTGGACGTCACCGACGAACTGATCGCGATCAACCGCGATCGCCAGAAACTCTACACCTCGGTCGAGATCTCGCCCAACTTCGCCAACACCGGCAAGGCGTACCTGGTCGGCCTGGCGGTCACCGACAGCCCTGCATCGCTCGGTACCGAGCTGCTCGCCTTCGCCGCCGCGAACCCCGAGGCCAATCCCCTCGCCTCGCGCAAGCAGGACAAGGCCAACCTGTTCTCGGCCGGTCACGAAACCGGCTTCGAGCTCGCCGACGTCGCCCCCGCGAACGACGAGGCCACCGGCCTGCTCAAGCTGGCGAAGGAGTTCGTCGCCTCCTTCGCGAAGAAGGAAGAACCGGCCCCGCCGCCGGTCGTCATCCCGCCGGCACCGGCGAACGACAACGTCGAGCTCGGCCGCCTGATGGAGGGCTTCACCAAGTTCGGCGCCGCGGTCGAGGCGATCTCCGCCAACGTCGTGAAGCTCGGGACCGATATCGCCGCGCTTCGCGGCGATCACGATACGCTGAAGGCGTCGATCGAGAACACCGACGGCGACAGCAC